GGAGAAGTGGCAGAAGCGATAGATGGTGCGCTACCTAGCTTAGTCCGTATCTTTACAGGCTCAGACAATATCGTAGTCTTTGAGCCACAAGGCCCGAAAGATGAAGCCTCTGCAAAACAGGCCACAGACTACTGTAATTGGGTATTCAACAGGGATAACGCTGGTGTAGCCATTCTGCATGATTGGTTCAAAGATGCCTTGCTACAGAAGAACGGCATCGTTAAAGCGTACTGGGAAGACAAAGAAGACATTACCAAAGAGCGTTACTTTGACTTGTCTAACGATGAGTTAGCAATGCTGATGAGTGATGAGACTATGGAGATTGTCGAGCAAGATACGACAGAGTTCCCAATTATTGACCCAATGGGTCAGCCAGTTATAGACCCTATGGGTATGCCTGTGATGGGTGCTACTCATAACGTAGTTGTCCAACAAAAGAAGAAATCAGGCAAAGTAACGATTGAGAATGTTCCTCCAGAGGAGTTCTTGATTAGCAAGAAGGCTAGAACTATTGCTGATAGCCCATTCGTAGCCCACAGGCAGATGTTGACTCGTAGTACCTTGGTTGCTATGGGTTTTAACAAGAAGCAGATTGAAGGCTTGCAGATGGGTGATGCTTTGGCATATACGCCAGAGCGTGTGGCTCGTTTCTCTGCTGGTGAGCAGCCTTACCAAGTTCAGACAGATGACCCCTCAATGCAAGAGATTGAAGTCTTTGAGTGCTATGTCAAAACTGATATAGATGGCAAAGGCATTGCTTCATTGGTTCAAGTGTTCTACGCTTCTAATGAAATCCTAGAGGACGAAAAAGGTAAGGAGATGATTGAGGAAGTGGACTATGTTCCTTTCCACTCAATTTGTCCAATCCCAATCCCACATAAATTTTTTGGGAACTCACTAGCTGACAGAACAGTTGACCTACAGTTAATTAAAACGACTATCACTCGTCAGATGTTGGATAACTTATATCTGACCAATAACGCCAGAGTAGTTGCCGTAGAAGGCCAAGTCAATTTAGATGACCTGCTTACTTCTACAGCAGGTGGTGTTATTCGTGCCAAGTCACAAGGTGCTGTTCAACAATTGGTTGTTCAGAACGTGGCTAATCAGGCTTTCCCAATGCTTCAGTATCTGGACACAATTCAGTCTAAGCGTACAGGCGTGTCTGATGCTTCACAGGGCTTAGACCCATCTGTATTGCAGAACGTGACTGCTGCTGCGGTTGCTTCTATGCAACAAGCTGGCGCAGGTAAGATTGAACTGATGGCTCGAATCTTTGCTGAGACAGGCGTTAAGTCTTTGTTCCAAGGCATCTTGCATTTGCTCTGTAAGTATCAGGACAAAGCACGAATGGTTCGCATGCGTGGCGAATTCGTAGAGTTTGACCCTAGAACATGGGCTAACCAATACGATGTGTCTATCAATGTAGGTTTAGGTGCAGGTAACCGACAAGAGCAGATGGCTATGTTGTCGATGGTTCTTGCTAAACAGGAACAGTTGATTGCTCAGTATGGCCCTGCTAATCCTTACGTTTCACCTGCTCAGTATCGTGGTACTTTGGGACGCATGGTTGAGATTGCAGGGTTTAAAGATAGTGCTGAGTTCTACAAAGCGATTACGCCAGAGCAAGACCAAGCGTTGAGCAATCCTCCTCCACAGCAACAGCAGATGCCTCCAGAAATACAGGCATTGATGGCTAAGACTCAGGCTGAGATACAAGCCAACCAAGCCAAAGCACAAGCTGACTTGCAGATGCAACAACAGCAGATGCAGATTGATATGGAGATGGCGCAACAGAAGGCTGCTCTTGAAATGCAATTGATGCGTGAGAAAGAGATGGCTAAGTTGCAACTTGAGCGTGAGAAACAACAGGCTTACTTTGCATTGAAGCAACAAGAGTTTGAAGCAGAAGCCCAATTGAAAGCAATGAAGATTGGTGCTGGCATCACATCCAACGTAGAGATTAGAGGTTAATTATGGCTACAACACCAGTTTATTATTCAGACCAGTTAGTTAAAGAGTTCATTGACAAAGAGTTTGCAGGTAAAACTGGTGACGCTTTATATCAAGCAGTTGCTAATGAAGCGGTAAATAGAGGCGTTTCAGCAGAGCAACTTGGGCGTGTGCTTGGGTTTGATACTTCTGCTGTTAACCAATACGCTACCAACATTGGTAAACCACTTGTTGCAGAAGCAAAGGTTTTAGATACAGTTATTGATAACGCATATAACCAACAGTTTGGACGTGATGCTACAGAGGCAGAAAAAGCCAATGCAAAAACTTATCTAACAACTGGTGGTAATTCTCTTGCTGGTACAGGCGCATTGAACTACAGCACAGAAGGCTATAACTACGATACACAAAGCATCATCTCTGGTTATCGTAGTGCGTTAGGACGCAACCCAACACAGACAGAATATGTCTCTGAAATGGCTAAATTGGGCTATGACCCATTTAATGCGAGTGTTTTAGGTACTGCAAAGAACTTGTCTGCTAATGTTGCTGCGCTAGAAAGTGACCCATTTGCAGGGCGTTATGCAAACGTCAATCCTTATGGGACTTATGACTTATCAACGATGACCACTAAGCTGGACTCTACGTTGCCAAACATTTCTAAAAATGTTTCTGGTAATGTTGTTCAGTTTATTAACCCTGTTACGCAACAACCTATTGTCACATCGTTTGTAGATGGTAAGTTGGTTGTTAAAGAAGGCGTTAATACATTAACTGGTGAGCAAGCACAAGCAGCTATCAATCTGGCTTTGGGTACTGGTGCGTTAACTGGTACTGAGTACAAAAACCTAACTGGTGCATTGGCTAATGCTCAGTCAATGGATGATGTTTATAAAGCATTTGGTACACCACAAGCGGTAGCAGCGTTAGACCCTAACTATGGCTTTCAGTTAGGTGTAGGCAAGACACTAGAGCAAGCACAAGCAAACTCTACAGGTGTTCAAGCCTTGGTGGATAAGATTGCTGCTGAGAATGGTGGTAGGTTACCTGCTAACTTCTCTGTGGGTGCATTGGCTCAAGCTAACAAAGTTCCTTTCCAGTTTGGTCAAGATGTTTATAACAAAGCATATGCGACTGATGCAGGTCAAAGAATTAACACTTTGGCTAAAACACCCACTACACCACTAAACTTTAACCCTGCTAACATTTATCAACCTCCGATTGTTGCAGGTCAGATGCGTGAGTTGTTCCCCTCGTTTGGTGAATCTAAGCGTTTAGCCCAAGGCTTGATTAACGAGCGTCCAACGACTCAGAGCATTGTTAACATGATTCAAGGTTTGCCAGCAGATAACAGTCTTGGTTTAAATGCCATGCAGAACAATGTAGTTGGTGCGCCTACTTCATTGAACAATGTTTTAGGCTTAATTGCTAAGTGAGAACAGAATGAACTATCAAGAACTGCGTAGTTTGGTAGGTGGAAGTAGTCCACAGGATGTTAGCTATCAGGACATTGTTTCTGGTATCCAGAGCCAGTATCGTCCACAGACGCAGTTTGCACCTACCACTTCATTGCTAGACATGATTGGTAGCCAGTTACCTGACCAACCAAGAATTGCTTATGGCTCATTGCTACAGGCACTACCAAGAGTTCTGCCTACACCAATGACTCCGATTAAGAATACAGATGCAGCAGCAAGTGTAGATTCTGGCGTTATCAATCTAGGAAACTTAGATACAGGCAAGATTACTGGTAACACAGCCATTGATAACACTCTGGTCTATAACAACGACTTTACTAAAAATACTGGTGGCGTTAACTTAGATACATCTGGTGTTAATACAGGTTTATTTGGCACAAAGGTAACAGGAACAGATATAGCCAATGCTGCAGGGACAGTAGCACCGATAGCTGCTTTAGCAGGTAACTCAGACCTAGTTAAAACAGCTATTGCACTAAACCTAATTGGTTCTGCTGCTGACATTAAGACAGAAGCTGATGTTCTGAACTTGGGTACAAAGATAGCAATGCTTGCGGCAGGGCCAGCAGGGAACGTCATAGCAGCAGGTCTAGGCTTGGCTTCAGACAATACACCCATGACAGTTAACGCTTTGCTTGGACTGACAAACCCAACCTTAAACCTTGTCAATCAAATTTCTGGCAATCTAACTGGTTACACCATTGGCGACATTGTTAATGGCTTGCTAAACACTCCAGAAGGAACTGTAGGCGAGTATGGTCTATTGGGTGCTGCTAACCTAGCTGGAACTGCTGATGCAAGCAGAAGAAGGGCAGGGGCTGCCTATGACAGCATGGATGCAAACACTTTAAGGGTACTTGCTGAACTTGGTGACCAAGAGGCTATTGCCACAATCAGGTCTATAACGAGTGGTGGAACTTCTACCTTTAACCCAATTGCTGATTTAGGTACTGCTAGGGGTAACAGTTACTTTAACTTGTTTACTCCTGTTGCTGATAGCGGTGGTGGCGGTGGTGGTGGCAAGATAGATTACTGGAATAGGGCTGTTAATGCAGAATGACAAAGCAGTCTTGGCTCAATGGGCTAAAAACTTACTAAATGATGACTTTTTCAAAGAAGTTATAGATAACTTGAAAAAAGAACAGATTAGTGTGATAATTAACACAAGTGCAGAAGAATGTGATAGGCGTGAAGACGCTTACAGGCACATTAAGACTTTAGAACTAATTACAGGACACCTAGAAGGTTTAGCCTCGGAAACTGTGATTAGAGAGAAGAAGTGGAAGATTCTGTAGGGTTTACCCTACCCTCCGTCCAGAAGGTGTCTGGCGATTATTGAGATGACAAATGGAAAACACCAACCCTAATGGGAGTGAAAGCCTAGATGTAAACCAAGCCGCTTCAGCGTTTGAGGGTTTGATGGGTGATTCTGAGGAAGCCGAACAAGGCCAATCTGAGGAACAAACAGAAGAACTACAAGCGTCTGACGAAGTTGAGTATTCTGAGGAGGAATCCGAGGAACAGCCAAAGCCTAGATATAAAGTCAAGGCATCTGGTGAGGAAGTTGAGGTAGAACTTGACGAACTTATCAAGGGTTATCAACAAGGTACGGACTACACTAAAAAGTCTCAGGCTCTAGCTGAACAACGTAAGGCAATTGAAGCTGAACGTGG